CTTTGTTATAACTACGTCATAACAAAGTTTTTCAGATTTATACTTGACAAATCTGAAAAACGGCGGTTCTATTTGTTATTTTATGACCGCAAGAATTGCGGTCGAAAAAAGGAGGTGTGGAAAATGAGCGTAGGAGAAAACATTAAAAAAATCAGAGAAAAAAGAGGAATGAGTCAGCTTAAGTTAGCTCAGGAAGTAGGTGTTACCCAGACATTAATATGTCAGATAGAAAAAGAAATAAGAACACCGTCTTTTATAATTGCGGTTGAGATTGCCAAAGCTCTTAATTGCAAGACAGATGACTTTTTAAAGGCTGAGTAATAGGACAAATTTCAAAATACATAAGATTTAAAGGATTACAAATACAGGAGGGGTTACATATGAAAAGTCATATATATCCTGCGGGAACGCCTTACAAGGTTATAGACAAATATCCCGATGGAAGAGTAGTTGAAAGAACGATGTACACAAAAGGGCCAGTATCAAGAATTTACACAGTGACAAACATTTATGCTGAGCACACTCCGGAGGAAGAGGAAGAAATAAACAGAGCCGTGGGAGAGTGGAAATACAACTACAGAATGAGAAGATACAAAGAAGAGTTGGCAAAAAAAGAAGAGGAAAAGAAAAAACAAAAAACAAATGAAACCGCTTAGGCGGTTAAGGCGATGGACAAGCCTTAGGAGGGAAAATGAATAAAAAAATATTGATAATAACTCTACTGCTTTTAGCGGATGTATTTATCGGCTTTAGTATAGGGTACGAAATAGGGATGATGATATGGAGGTAGGAGATATGTTTATAGTGTATTTGGCGGCAACAATAGCAGTTATGATTATGATACTTGTTACGGATTTTATACTTTTAAAATCCATTGAGGCGGACAGGAGAAGATATAAAAGACAAGAAAGACACGCAGCTTTATTGGAAAAGGAAAATGACTTATTAACAGAGCTTATGGAGATGAGAAGATGATGGAGAACATAGAAGATCCAAGAATAAGAAAAGTAGAGATAACAGGATATCCGGAAGAATACGAACCGAAGATGTATTGCGATTGGTGCGAAGAGGCACTTTACGAGGGAGACCCTTACTACGAAATAAAAGGGGAGATTATCTGTGACATATGTATGGACAGCATTAAAAAATACGCATAAGGGTTTCGGGAATAAAAGAATACAGCCCGATGAATTGGCGTTCATCAGGCTGTATAAAAGGATTACAAAAATACAAGTAATGTAATTATAGCAAAGGGTTTTGAAAAATACAATAGGGAGGATGAATATTTATGGAAACTATTGATATAAAAGGAAAGCCTTATGTACTGGTTAACGAAAGGCTTAAATATTTCAGGGAGAATTTTAAAAACTGGGCACTTGAAACGGAGGTTTTGGAGCTTAATCCCGAAAGATGCGTTTTAAAGGCGGTAATAAAAGACGAAGAAGGAAGAACAAGGGCTACAGGGTTAGCCTATGAACTGGCTTCAAGTTCTTATATAAACAAAACAAGTTACATAGAAAACTGCGAAACTTCTGCATGGGGTCGTGCTTTGGGAAATCTGGGAATAGGCATTGATACAAGCGTTGCAAGTGCGGAGGAAGTACAAACAGCCATTTCAAATCAGGAAAGAATAGAGCTTGAGGAAAAGTTAAAGAAAGCCAATGAAGAGCTTGAAGAGAGAATAAGGACTGCCGAAAAGACGGACGCAAGGATGACAGACAGTCTTTATCAATTAGCAAGAAGCAAGGGTTACAGCGTTGCGGTAGTAAACAAGACTACGGAAAAGAACACGGGTAAAAAAGACATAAACGACTTAACCATAGAAGAGTTCAGAAGTCTTTACGAAGGGTTTAAAAACTGTGAGGCGAAGAGATGAAAACAGACTTAAAAGCCAAATGGGGAGAGGTTAAGTTTTTAGAGGACGGAAGGATTGAGGTTTCCTTGAAGGTGGACAAGGCTTCAAGAAGTCAGGTATTAAGTTTAGCCGATGAGGTAAGGGACTTTGATTTAAAGGTAGGTATAGACAAGTGGAAAGAGAAAAGAAGTCTTGACGCCAACGCCTACTGTTGGGTACTTATAGACAAGCTTGCCCAAAGGCTTAACAAGGACCCTGAGGATATCTACAAGGAAGAAATAAGGCACACGGCGGGAGTATCAAGTATTATCTGTATTCCACAAAAGGCTGCGGATATGTTTTGCACCAACTGGGAGAAAAAAGGATCAGGTTGGATGACCGAAAGGACAGAAAGTAAGTTAGAGGGCTGTGTAAACGTAAAGGTATGGTATGGAAGTTCAACATACGACACAGCCCAAATGAGCAGGCTTATTGAAAACGTGGTTCAAGACTGTAGGGAACAAGGAATTGAAACAATGGACGAAGAGGACTTAAGAAGCTTGATAAAGCAATGGGGTGAAAAATGAAAGGCAGTCACAGTGTAAGTGTTTTACAGGGAAAAGAAAGAAGGTGCTATATAACAGGGCGGGAGTATAACTTACACCGCCATCATTAGCACATCTATTACGGAACAGGTAAAAGAGCCATATCCGATAAATATGGGTTTTGGGTGTGGCTTATACCTGAGTTACACAACATGAGCAGTTTTGGAGTTCACGGAAGAGACGGCCACGAGCTTGATTTAAGGCTTAAAAGAGAATGTCAAAGAGAGTTTGAAAAGGAAAAAAGCCGTGAGGAGTTTATAAAGCTTATAGGAAAAAACTACTTGGATTAAAGGCAAAAGAGGTGAAAAAGTGGAATACAGGTTTACGGTTTACGGAGTGCCTATACCAAAGGCAAGACCAAGGCTTTCAAGAGGAGGCCACACCTACACACCCGAAAGAACAAGGGAATATGAAGAACACGTTTTGAAATGCTTTTACGAGGTTTACAGGAAAGATTTAAGGCTTAAATGCCCTTTAGAAGTTTATATGAAGTTTTATTTACCCATTCCCAAAGGTGACTCAAAGGTCAAGAGAAAAGCCAAGGAGGAAGGGATTATAAGACCTACAAAAAAGCCCGACTGTGACAACTTAATAAAGGCCGTTTCAGACGCTTTAAACGGTCATCTGTACGAGGATGACAGTCAGATAATAAAAGTATCGGGAGAGAAGTTTTACTCTGAAGAGCCAAGGTGTGAGGTGGTTATTTATGGCAAGGACGAGCCAGAATGAAAAGATACTTAAATACATAAGAGGAGGATCTACGACTTACAAAAAGAGGGTTACAGGTTTTACAAAAGGTTTGAAACGGGAAAGAACAGGTATAACGAAAATGTAAGTTATGTAAGGTATTTTTTGAAAGAACCGCAGAAGGAAGTTGAAAAATGAGAGATGGAATTATATTTTACAGGAGCTTTTACGAGGCTATAGACGGTCTTGAACCTAAGGAGTTCAAAGAGGTTATAGAGGCGGTTATGGAATACGGGTTAAATGAAAAAGAGGTTGAATGTAATGGGTTGGTTAAGGCTTTGTTTTTACTTATGAAACCCCAAATAGATGCTAACAACAAGAGATACAAAAGCGGACTTAAGGGCGGAAGGCCAATAAAAGAGGAAGAAGAAAAACCAAATAGGAACCAAACAATAACCAAACAGGAACCAAACAATAACCAAACAGAAACCAAAGTAAAACCAAACCATAACCAAAGTATAACCAAAGCGGAACCTAAAGAAAAAGATAAAGATAAAGAAAAAGATAAAGATAAAGATAAAGAGTTTAAAGAAAAGCCTCCTACGGAGGCTGAAAGAAAGCCGAGGGCTTTCATAGCTCCCACCCTTGACGAGGTGCTCGCTTATTCAAAAGAATTTGAGGAACAGAGTGGCAAGGGTATTGACTGTGAGAGGTTTATTGACTTTTACGAGTCCAAAAACTGGATGGTTGGGAAAAACAAAATGAAAGACTGGAAGGCTGCCCTTAGGAATTGGGCGAGACAGGATTCACAGTTCAGACAGACGGGTGTCAAGGCTGTAAGTCCGCCTAAAGTCAACAGGTTTGTTAATTATTCCCAAAGGAACTGGGACTTTGAAAAGCTTGAAAAGATGGAGAGAGAAAAACTCCAAAGGGAGTTGGAAAATAAGGCTTTCGGAGGGTAAGAAGTGAAATACAAAAGTGTATGTGACAAGTGTATAGAGTGTAAAAAGTACAGGGCAGGGATGTGTCTTGGGTTACTTGAGTATTATTGGCGGGACTGCCCGAAAAAGGGAGGAGTAAAGAGATGAACAATGTAAACTTAATGGGAAGATTAACAGCAGATCCGGAGGTTAGGACATCGGCGGACGGTAATACAAAAATAGCAAGGTACACATTAGCCGTAAACCGAAGATACAAAAAAGATGGTGAGGCGGATACGGACTTTTTAAACTGTGTGTGCTTCAACAAAGGGGCGGAGTTTGCTGAGAAATGGCTTACAAAAGGTCAGCAGATAGCCGTTACCGGAAGAATACAAACAGGAAGTTACAAGAACAAGGACGGGGTAAATATAAGGACTTTCGATATTATCATAAGTGAACAGTACTTCGCAGGAAGCAAGTCAACAGAACCAAAAAACGGGGAAAGTGGTTTTACGGAGATGTCGGAAAGTGAAGCCGCTTTTGATGATGATTTGCCGTTTTAAGGGATTTAGGGACTAAAAAGAAAAGGGGTTACAAAAATGCAAAGAATCACAGCTGAACAAGTAAAAGAGTTTGAAGAGCTTCACAAGAAAGGATATTCAATATCGGAGATAGCAAAAAAGACAGGAAGTTCGAGTTCCACGGTAAGATACTATGAAAATATGGACTTCAAGCTTAAACAGATAAATCTGACAAAGGAAGAAGAAAAAGATATACTTAAGGACTTCAAGGAGGGGATATCTCCCACAGAGATAGCACATAAGTTTGAAATACCCAGAGACAGAGTTTATTTTGTATTAAGAAAACAGGGTGTTGAGAACATAAGCAGAAAACCACCTGTTGAAATAGACAGGGACTGGCTTGAAAAAGAATACAATTCGGGAAGAAGCATAGAGTCTTTGGCTAAGGAGCTTAAACACTCAACTCAGACTATAAGAAAGTATCTGGACAAGTATGGGCTGAGAAAGGTAATGAAAAAAGTTGAAGAAGACAATGCCCAGTGGCAGTTGGAAAGCCTCAAGGAAAGTCTAAAGTTAAAGGCAGGGGACAAGATAACAATCAGGAGAAAAAGTTACACAGTAGAGGCGTTATACAAGTTCCACGTTCAATGCAAAAGCAAGAGTGGGTTTAAGGAGTGCTTTACCTGGGCAGATGTGGCAGGGTTTAACAGCAGGTATAGGGAAGGGTGAGTGAAATGAAGATTAAATGTGAAATATACAGAGACAGCATGCAAAACTACAAAAAATATGCCATTCCTCCCGCTCAGCTTATTATTGCGGATGTGCCTTACAACGTTGGAAAAAACTTTTACGGAAGTAATCCTGTGTGGTATGAGGGTGGAGACAACAAAAACGGAGAAAGCAAGTTCGCAGGAAAACAGGCTTTTAACAGTGATTTTAATTTTAATTTATACGAATATTTCCATTTTTGTTCAAAGATGCTTAAAAAAGATGACAAAAAACCTATAGCAAGGGGAAGAAGTTCAAACAGTCCTTGTATGATTGTTTTTTGTAGTTTTGAACAAATGCCGACTCTTATTGATGCAGGTAAGAAACACGGCTTTGTTAAGTACATACCCCTTGTGTTTATAAAGAATTATTCACCGCAGGTTTTAAAAGCCAATATGCGCATTGTTGGGGCTACAGAGTATGCTCTGGTTTTATACAGGGACAAGTTGCCGAAGTTCAGAAACGGACTTAAGATTGACGAAAACGGCAAAAACATAAGAGGAACGGGACATATGATTTTTAACTGGTTTGAATGGACAAAAGACGGAAAAGACATTCCTAAAATACATCCCGCTCAAAAGCCTGTAGGTTTACTTAAAAAGTTAATAGAAACTTTTACGGACGAAGGGGATGTGGTTATAGACCCTTGCTGTGGGAGTGGATCAACATTAAGGGCCGCTCACGAGTTAAACAGGTCTGCTTTTGGATTTGAAATAGACAGAAACTTTTACATCAGAGCAAAGGAAGAAATGCTGAAATTTAAAGACGATGAACAGATAAGCTTGTTTGAAGCGGTAAACAGTTGAGGTGTGAGAAGATGAAGATTAAGGGCTTTGATAAAGATTTAAAATGTAGGGGATTTCAATTTGAAATCGGGAAAGTATATGATACAGGCGCAAAAGATGAGGATTTGGAACTTTGCTCCGGGACGGTATTTCATTATTGCGACAGTTTACAAAAAGTCCATAGTTTTTATGATTGTAATGATAAAGAAAACCGTTATTGTGAAATTGAGGTGTTAGGAAAAGAGATAACAGACGGGGAAAAATATGGGAGTAATAAAATAAAAATAATAAGAGAGATAAAAGGAGAGGAATTAAGACAGTTAAAAGGATTAATAAATGGAAATACAGGGGTATTTAACACAGGGAACCGCAACACAGGGAGCTGCAACACAGGGAACCGCAACACAGGAGACTGGAACACAGGGAACCGCAACACAGGGAGCTGCAACACAGGAGACTGGAACACAGGGAACTGCAACACAGGGAGCTGCAACACAGGAGACTGGAACACAGGATACTGCAACACAGGGAACCGCAACACAGGAGACCGCAACACAGGAGACTACAACACAGGGAACCGCAACGCAGGAGACTGGAACAAATGTGATTATTCAAATGGCTTTTTTAATACTCTTGAAGATAAGGATATAATGATTTTCAATAAAAGAAGTTGTTTGTCTGCAAGTCAGTTTATTAATAGTAAATATTATGGTGCATTAACATCTGTTCCGCTTATTTTAACACAATGGATTGAATACACAGAAGAAGAGAAAAAACAATCCAAAGAAAAAGAAATGATAGGAGGATACTTAAAAGAGTATTCGTATAAAGAAGCTTGTGCTGACTGGTGGGAAAGAATGAGTGAGGGAAACAAGGAAATAATAAAATCTATTCCTAATTTTAATGCGAAAATATTTAAAGAAATTACAGGAATAGAGGTGTGAAGATGACGGAGATTGAAAAAGCAAGGCTTAAGGCGGATATTGCGAAGATTAAAGAATTCTACGGAGAAGGGCAGCTTAAAAAGGCTATTGAGGAGTTATTTGAGCTGATAAACGCTATTGTAAAGTATGACAAGGAGAACATCATATTGTCAAGATTTTTCCCTTTGGGAAAAACCGCCTACGGCGTCCGCACTTCTTTGCGGTCTCTAAGAGATAGCGGACGTGGAGATAATGACTTGTCAATTAAAGATGCTGCTTAAGTGTGAAAATAAAGTTGAAGAGATTAAAAGGTACAAGGTAGACAGGCAGTTAAAGAGAATGGAGAAGGAGAAGAATGAGGGTTTACAGGTTTGAAAAGAATTTAAAGATGATTTTAGCCCAAAGGGGCTTAAGTGCCGCTGAGGTTGCGGAGAAAATGGGAGTAAATAATTCAACGGTAAGTTGTTGGTGCAGTGGTCGATATACTCCGACCGTATTCAATGCCTTTTTATTAAGTGAGGCTTTAGGGGTAGGATTGGACGAGTTAGTTTGCGGGGAGGGTGGTAAGGATGAATTTAACACAAGCACACAACAGAGCACTAAAGAATGATTTAGCCAAAGTAACTTACAACAAGGTAAGGGATAAGTTAGTGCCACAGATAACGAGCGGGATGACTGCCGCTTTCTTAATCGTATTACACGACAAATACGGATTTGGTACTAAAAGGTTGAACGAAGTTAAGGCGTTAGTGGATAATCAATTTGACTGCATAATCGGGAAGTATGCCACCATTGACGAGATAAAAGAAGTGGTCGAAAAGGATTTAAAGGTGAAGTTATAGGGAAGTTTAACGGGGGTAGGGTATGACAGCGAAGCAGTATTTAAGTCGGGTAAGGATCTTAGACATAAAGATAAACAACAAGATAAGCGAATTATCTATGTTAAAAAGCAAAAGTACAAGCTTACAGGCTGTTGTAATTAACGATGACAAGGTTCAGACAAGCCCTGCTTTGGACAGGCTCGGCAATGATGTAAGTGATATTTTGGAGCTTGAGGAGGAAATACACAAAGAGATAAAAAGATACAACGACCTTAAGCACAAGATAATAAACGAGATACACAGCTTAAACAACAGGCTTTACATAGAGATACTTTACAAGAGGTATGTGGAATTTAAAAGCCTGGAGGAAATTGCTGTGGATATGAATTATTCGTATGAATGGATTAAACATAATCACGGGTATGCACTTTTGAATTTTAATAAAAAAATGGGATTTAAATAATCCCATTTTTTTCAATATAAAGATTTATAAATTTTTTTATTTCTGTAGTTGGAGTTGTATTGTTTTTTTTACATTCTGCTTTAAAAGCTTCTAAGACTTCAGGCTTTAGGTCTAAAGGAAAACGAACGTATGTTCTTCGGTTGTATGCGGCTTGTCTTGCGTATTTACTCTCTGCCATTTAAAAGCCTCCTTATTTCTGAGGCTACTAATACAAGTACAGCCAATGAATTAATAATTACTGTAACTTTATACAATGCAGACCATTTATTAATTATTCCAAGTATTAAAAACAGTATCAAAGTAAACAAAGGTATTTTGTTTTTCATTGCAATTCCTCCTTTGAAATGATATTATAAAGATAGATAATGATTTAAAAGTAAGGGAGCTTTGCTCCCCTACAGGTTAGGATTTTATTGCTGTAATTAAAGCGGCTATGGCGATTAGTGCTTGAATTGACAGTTCTATAATTTTAATAATTAAATCATTATCTTTTTTCATATTTCTTACCTCCTTTCTATAATTAATTATATCACTTATACACGTACGTGTCAATGAAAAAATATTAATTTTTTTAAAAATACAGCACCTAAAAAACACCTTTTTTATGATATTATGGTAATATAAAAATTTACAATTTTACTGTTGTGGAATATTGATATAAATCATATAATAACATTATGAAACAGATGAACCTGTTTTAGTGAGGTTTCAATTTATTTTTTGAGGCTGTCGATAAAACAGAAAGGAAGTGCTTTGATTATGAGTAATAAAGAAACTATAATAAGATTATTGGACAGAGTACCCGATTATAAATTGGGGTATATTCTTGCTTATGTGCAGGGTATAACTGCCGACGAAACTGCGGACGATGATTTTTGCGAAGGAATTTGGCAGGATTATTTAAAAGATGACGACCCCGATAAAGACAAAGAATTTAGTCTTGAAGAGTGTAAAAAAGAATATTGTCAGGATTTCTGCTAAAGCAGAAACCACCCTAAAGGGTGGCCTCGTATCTTCGAGGTCTTAGGAAACAATTTAACATCTTGTTTTCTCCTTTGTATGGTTTGTCCCTTGGGCTCGTTCCCCTTGGGACATTTTTATTATACTAACTAAGTTAGTAACGTCAATTTCTTTTTTTATTATTTTTTTTACAAGAGCATTATTGTTACTTATATGACTTTCGGATGTGAGGTTTATGGAGTTAAAAAACAAAAAACACGAAAAATTTTGCAGGGAGCTTATTAAGCACAATTACAATAAAACCAAAGCTTATTTGGAAGTTTATCCCGAAAGTTCCAAAGAAGCCGCAAGGAAAAACGGTTCCAGATTGATGACAAATGATGACATTAAAAACCGTATTGTTCAGCTTCAGCAAGAACAAAAAGAAAAAGACATTTTATCCATTGAAGAATGTAAAAGGCTTTTAAGCAGCATTGCTTTGGAGGGGGAACGCAACTGTGACAGGATCAGGGCTTTGGAGATTTTATTAAAATCTCAAGGTGGTTTTAACGAGGACAGTTCAAACACAAACACCATTAATATTGTTATTGATGACATAAGTAAAAATTGGGGTAATTAAGGGCATTGACTCATTGAGCAGTGACCTTTTTTTATTGCTTAAAGGAGGTGGTGCCCTTGGCTGTGTTTTCGATTTCAAAGCCTTATCCAAAACAAGTACTCTTTTTTGAAGCTAAGGCCCGCTATGTGGCTTACGGTGGTGCCAGAGGCGGTGGAAAGAGTTGGGCCGCAAGAACCAAAGCCGTTTTATTGGCTTTAAACAATGCGGGTATTCAGATTTTACTTTTAAGAAGGACTATGCCCGAACTTAGGGAAAATCACGTTGTACCTCTTTTAAAGGCTTTAAAGGGCATTGCCGAATACAAGGAAAGCACTAAGACCTTTTTATTTCCCAATGAAAGTCGTATTGTTTTGGGGTATTGCAAAAATGAGAACGACGTTTTGCAATATCAAGGTCAGCAGTATGAAGTTATTTTTATGGAAGAAGCTACTCAGTTCAGCGAGTTTCAATTTCAAACTTTAACCGAAAGCAATCGTGTCAGCGGTCTTTGCAAGACCGATTTTAAACCAAGAATGTATTTTACTTGTAATCCCGGGGGCGTCGGTCACGCTTGGGTTAAGAGGCTTTTTATCGACAGAAATTACAAAAACTCCGAAAGACCGGAGGATTATGTGTTTATTCAATCTAAAGTTTACGACAACGCTTTTATTATGGAACACGATCCTGATTATGTAAGGACTTTGGAAAACTTACCCGAAGACAGAAGAAGAGCTATGTTAGATGGGGACTGGGATGTTTATGCAGGTCAATATTTCGGTGAGTTTGACAGGGAGGTTCACGTTATTGAACCTTTTGAGATGCCCTCTTATTGGAGAAGGTATTTTGTAATGGACTATGGGCTTGATATGTTAGCCGGGTACTTTATTGCTATGGACGAACAAAAAAGAGCTTATGTTTACAGGGAGATTTACAAAAGCGGCTTAACCGTTTCCGAAGCTGTAAACGAGATTAAAAACAACACTTTTGAAGAGATTTTTCAATACATTGCTCCTCCCGATATGTGGAACAGACGCCAAGACACAGGAAAAAGCGTTGCGGATATTTTTGCGGAAAATGGAATTTATTTATCAAAGGCTCAAAACGACCGTGTTCAAGGTTGGTATGAGCTTAAGGAATGGCTTAAGGTTGGCAAGGATGAGTTTGGAAGAAAGACTTCCCCTTTGGTTTTTTTTAAGAACTGTTACAACGTTATAAGGTGCTTGCCTTTAGCTCAGTACGATGACAAAAAACCAAACGATGTTTCTAACGAACCTCACGAAATTACTCATTCTTTGGACGCTATGCGGTATTTTGTGGCGGGACAGCCTTTACCCAAACTTTTGGAGATTAAAAGTAAAACTAAGCTTCCTTTTGCTTTACAAACAGATGAAGAGGAAGATAATGATTTTATTCAATGGTGAAAGAGGTGGAATGATGTTTTTAAACAAGAAGAATATAGGGTGGATTTGTCCCAAATGTCAAAGGAGTTTAGCTCCTTTTTTAAGTTCTTGCCCTTTTTGCGAAAGCAGGGCTTATGATAAAAAGGACAATTCGGACATTTCTGTGGCAAGGGTTAAAGAATACAACGGCATTATTGACGAATGGCTTAACGGGAAAGGGGGTGAATAAAAAGTGGAAGAGATTGAAGATAAATTAAGACCCCAAGAGCTTACTTGGAGGCAGTATGAAGAGGGGCTAAACTTTCAGCGTAAACAGGGTTTTAACACCACGTTTCCCGAATACGAAAGGTTTAAACAGGGCGAGCAGTGGCCAAGTCCAACTCAGAGAACCAAAAGCTTACCAAGGCCTGTTTTTAACATTGTCAGGATGTTTGTTAATTCCAAAAAGAGCAGTGTTCTTAATCAGAACATAAAAATTCTTTATACTCCCGTTTCCGTTTCGCCTAAAGAAAGCGACTTTCAAGGCTCAGCTTTATTTGGCAATAATCAAGGCTTTAATCAATTAAGTCAAGAGGCCGCTTTTAACGAAAGTGCTGTTCAGGGTGCCAGTGACTACACGGATTTTGCTCAAAACCTTTGGGGAGAGCTTGATCAAGACACTCTTAACGATTTAATGGTTGAAGATGCTGCAACCTCCGGCACGGGGGTTTTGCATTATTACTGGGATTCAAGTATCAAAGGCGGTTCACAGGCTCCTTATGTGGGCTCTTTAAGAGGGGAGATTATAGATCCATTAAACATATTTTTTGCTAATCCTCAGGAGATTAATGTTCAAAAACAATCTTGGATTATTATTTCTTCAAGACAAGAAGTTAACCAAGTTAAAAAGTTTGCTAAAAGCTTAGGGTTGAAAAACACTGACATTGAACTTATAAGAGGTGACGATGACACTTCCGCTTTAGGATATGACACCGCCAAAAGAGAACAGGAGGAAAATTCTAAGATTACCGTTTTGACCAAATACTTTAAAGGTAAGGACGGTGAGGTTTATTATTCAAAATCCACAAGAGATGTTTTGCTTATTGAAAAGGAAAGTCTTACACCGAGAGTTGAAAAAGGCGAGGATGATTTTGATATTGAAGAGGAAACCGTTCCTATTACTCTTTATCCCGTTGTTGTTTTTAACTGGCAAAACAGAAAGAAATGTATTTTTGGTGTGGGAGAAGTTGAAGGGCTTATTCCAAATCAAAAGGCTATCAATTTTAACATTGCTATGATGTTATTATCCGTTCAGGACAACGCTTGGCCTAAAATTATTGCAAAACCCGGGGCTTTAAGACAAAAAATTACAAACACTCCCGGGGAGATTTTAACGGATTATTTTTCGGGAGGCGATGGGGTTAAGTATATGCAGCCCCCTAATTTTAACTATATGGCTGTTAACTTGGTGGACAAGGTTATGGATTTAAGTCGTACCACAAGTGGCGTTACAGAGGTTTCAACCGGTGAACAGATTGGTTCAAATATGGCCGCTTCTGCCATTATTGCCTTACAAAATCAAGCTAAGGTTCCCATTGACAACATTCAAAAGAGATTTTACAGAAGTATTAAAGAAGTCGGCAAGATTTGGGAACAGTTTTTTAAAACCTATTTTAATATGCCGAGAACAATTACAACCGAAGACACTTCCGGAAACAATGTTACAAGAACTTTTACCGGTGACCGATACAAGGATGTTGAGTTTAAGTTAAAGATTGATGTGGGCCCTTCAAGTTCTTATTCCGAGGCTTTGGCTATGTCTACTTTGGACAAAATGTATGACAAGGGGGACATCAATGTGGACCAATACATTGAGCTTTCTCCCGAAAACGTTATGCCTTTTAAGGAAAAGCTCAAAAAACTCAGGGAGGGCATTGTTCAGCAGGTGCCTCAAGAGGGTGGAGGCTTTTCTCAGGGGGAAGATGAAAATTCTCTTATAGACAACATTTTAGCAGGGGGCAAGGTCAGTCCCCAAATGGTTAGTGCGGCTCAAAATCCTTTAAACAATTTGGGAGGGGTTAACAATGATTTGTCCTAAGTGTCATATTGAAGGATGTATTTCTTATTCAAAAGAGATTAAAAAGGAAAATTCTAAAGATGTTTATTTTCAACTTAATTTTAAGTGCCGTAATCCCAGATGTGAAAACTTTCAAAAGATTATCGGCGAAGAAATTAAGGTGATTAAATAATTACGGGAGGTATTATGATGGAAGATAATTATTTGGCTGACAATGCCGCAGAGGAAATCGAAGAAACTCTTTCAGATGAGTTTGCGGAGGACAGTGCCGCCGCTGTCAATGAGGATTGCAATGATGATGAAGATAATGAAGAGGTTACCGGTCAAGACGATTCGCCTGTAGGGGCTGCCAATACCGACAACGACGAGATAACCAAAACTCAGGCTTTTTCTATGAGGCTTAACGAAATGACCCAAAGAAATGTGGACAAGTTTGTGGAAACTTTGGGCTGGGTTAATCCTTACAACAATGAGCCTATCAAAACTCAGGCTCAATACAATCAATACTTACAAATGCAGGAGGCTAACAAAAACGGTCAAGACCCTATTGCCACACAAAAAATTGCAAGTCTTGAAAACAGACTCCTTTCTTATGCCGTCAAAGAGCAGGACGCTGCCCTTTTGGCTGACCCTATTAAGGGGGAAATTTACAAGGAATTACGACCTGAGGTTTTTAATCTTTTGGAATATTGCAAATCCCAAAACATACCTAACGTAGACGTTAACGGTGCGTTTTCTTCTTTACTTGCCAACAATTTTGACAAGGTTTTGGAGAAAATTCAACGTAAAACCGAATCCTCAACTGTTAAAAAAATCGCTTCAAACAAAAAAGCGGGCGTTGGGGCTTTGGGTGACGGTTCCTTTGAAAACAATTCTTCGGTTTCTAATATGAGTGATGCCGAATTTGAAAAGCTTGTTCAAAGGGTTTTAAAAGGTGAAAAAGTTACTTTATAAAGATTTTAAAAGGAGTGATTATTATGGCAACTACTACACAGACTACTACCAACGTTTCAGCCGAAAACAAGACTTATTACGACAGGGTCCTTTTATCAAGACTTAAACCTAATCTTGTTTATGCCGAATACGGTCAGAAAAAAAGTTTACCTAAAAACGAAGGCGACACTATCAATTTCAGACGTTTTGAATCCATTACACCTACAGGTACTCCTTTAACCGAAGGCGTTACTCCTGACGGTAAAAACATTACTGTTACTGCTTTAAGCGCTACTGTAAGTCAGTATGGTGATTATGTGGTTATCAGTGACAAGTTGGATATGGTGGGCATTGACCCTGTACTTACGGAGACTGCCGAAGATTTGGGTGAAAGTGCTGCTTTAGCCATTGACACTGCAGTAAGAGATGTTATTACTGTAGGTACTAATGTTCAGTATGCAGGTGCAAAAGCAAATTCCGATGCTATTACAACTTCAGACATTATAACATCAGCCGAAATCAAAAAGGCTGTCAGAACTCTTAAAAAGAATAATGCCAAACCTTTAAAAGACGGTTTCTTTATCGGTATTATTGACCCTGAAACAGCTTACGACATTCAGAATGATACTTTATGGCAGGATATTTCAAAATATAACGGTGGAACTGCCATTATGAAAGGTGAAATCGGTAAACTGGGCGGGGTGCGCTTTATTGAAACTACAAATACTAAGGTTACAGACAACAAAACTTCTGTTCCTGTTCACGCTACGATGATTATCGGTAAAGACGCTTATGGCGTGGTTGATATCGACGGAACAGTAAAACCTGAGATGATTATTAAAGAAAAGGGAAGCGCAGGTACCGATGACCCATTAAACCAGAGAGCTACAGCAGGCTGGAAGGCTATGTTTACAGCTAAGAGATTACAGGAACTTGCTATGATTAGAATTGAACACGCAGTAACAGCTTAATTTTTCACGATTATGAACGAATGAACGGGAAAGTTATTTATAACTTTTGTGAATGAGTGAATGTGGTAGAGACCGCAAAGAAGTGCGGACACCCGACAGGGTGGTTTTCGCTTTAGCGAAAATCTTGACAGGTTAAGCGGAATCTTGGTTGTACGAAGTACAAGCAAGACTGAAAATTGCGTTGAGAATCTTGGTTGTACGAAGTACAAGCAAGACTGGTAATTGCGTTCCAATGAACGGGAAAGTTATTTATAACTTTTGTGAATGAGTGAATGATTTTTCACGGAATCTTGGTTAGCAGAATGAAGTAAAAAATTAATAGGGCGGAAAGTGTCATTTTTCAGACATTTATCCGCCCGTTTTTTTATTATGTTTTTTTAAAAGGAGAGATTGATTATGGCTGAAGAATTAAAAAAAGAAATTAAAACTGTTACCGATGCAAGCCTTGACGCTGAGGCTAAAAAATGGGGAGCTGTTTATTCAAAGGAAAAGAAAGTAAGAATTAAAATCCCGGTGGTTAATAAAAAAGATAAAGCCCCTGTGCCTGTTTGTATTAACGGGTATGTTTATGTAATCGAAAGAGGCGTAAGTGTGGATGTTCCTCAGACTGTTGCAGATGTGCTTGAAAAAGCGGAATATATCTAAAACAGTGAAAAATCATATGTTTATGAACGAGTGAACGGGAAAGTTGTTTACAACTTTTGTGAACGAGTGAATATATGATTTTTCACGGAATCTTGGTTATCTCAAAGAGATAAGCAAGATTGGCAACTGAGTTAGAGGGATTATGAACGAACGGGAAAGTTGTTTACAACTTTTGTGAACGAGGGAATATATGATTTTTTAGAGACCCCAAAGAAGTGGGGACGCCGAAGGCGGTTTTAGCTTTAGCTAAAATCTTGACAGAGAAACTTGGTTTACCTTTAGGTAAAGCAAGACTGGGAATTGTGTTCCAGCAAAACGGGAAAGTTGCTATATCAATTTAATTCCTTGGGAGGTGATTTTTATGACCAAAGGTGAAGCAAAAAAACTTGCTCTTCGTTGGCTTGATGAAGCTACCATAAACGGTCAGGAGGCAGGAAGCGAATTGACTGCCGATTACATTGACAAGTTTAATTATTTTATTGACGATGTTGTAAGTTATTTTGCAAATATTTTTAAACTTGAAAGAAGTTTTGAAGTTGACAAAGACACTCCTTTTATTTTAAGAGGAGGTCTTTATAAATTTACTTTGCCCGAAGATTACATTGAACTTAACAAGATAGTTGGAACAAAAGGCAAAGATTACATTGAAATAGAAAATTTTTACAAAGAAGGTAAAAGAGATTTTTTAATTACTGATGCTGATTATTATGACTCTTTAACATTTTTATACTATGGCCTTCCAAAGGCTATCGGTATTGATGCACCTGATGATACCGAACTTGAGATTATGCCTAAGGCCCAACAGCTTATTCCCCTTAAGCTTGCCATTGACGCAACAGCCGGAAGTGACGAAACCAGCGGTATTTCTTATTATTTGGAAGGGAAACTTTCAAACGAAATAATGAATATTTTGGGTCAGGACAGAGGGTGCGAGAATAATTTTGTCGAAAGGGTGTATGCACAATGAGTTTTTATCCTATGAGTACATCGAGTCCTCCCGCTCTTACAAAAAATACTGTTGAAATTGAAAATTTTAAAGGTGTGGACCTTACTCAAAGTCCTACAAACGTTTCTCAGTTCAGAAGCCCCGAAGCTCCCAATATGATAAGAGATACTCCCGGTAAAGTGAGAAAAAGAATGGGATACCATTTGGTTAAAAAGTATGATGATAAAATTAACGGTGTGTTTTTTTATGTGGATAAAAATAGCAATAAAACGAAACTTGTTCACAGTGGGGCAAAGCTTTATTGTGGGGATGATATTTTATACGAAAGTATGAACAATGATTTTAGCCAAAGCTGGCAGGTTGAGGGTAAGTTATACATTTTGGACGGACTTAAGATGCTTGTTTACAGCAAGGAAGAAGGAGAAGAGAATTTCAGTATCAAAACTGCGGAAAGCCTTGCTTACATTCCAACTCTTATGGCTGCAACCACTTCGGAAGGAGTAGGAAAAGATGTTGAATATCCAAACCTTTTGGGGAGCAAGTTTACAATAAGCTATTCGGGGGAGAGCAATGTAAAAAAATACAAGCTTCCTTACAGCGATTTGGACGAAACTCCTGTTGAAGCAGAGATACTTAATTCAAACGGGGAATGGGTTAAAAAGGTTGAAAATACGGATTTTACCGTAAACAGAAGCACCGGTATTGTAACATTTAACACCGCTCCCGGAGTTTCTCCCGCAGGTTACACTGACAACATTCACATAACCGCAAGCCGGGTTTGGAGCGATTACAAAGATAGGATAAATAAATGCAGAGTATCTGTGCTTTTTGGTGTAAACGGTGCCGCCAATCAGCTTTTTGTTACGGGTAATCCCGATTACAGAAATTATGACTGGAGAAGTGATGTCAACAATCCTTTATATTTTGCTGACATTTGGTATGACACCATAGGGCAGGACAGCTCGGAAATAGTCGGTTATTCCATTGTGGGAGATTATTTGGCTGCTCACAAAAATGAGGGTGAGGACGGAAGAAACATTATTTTAAGACGTGGGTATTTAAACAGTGATAACGAAATTGCTTTTTCTGTTATAAATTCCATACAAGGTCAAGGGGCTGTAGGTCGGAAGAATTTTGCTTATTTGAATGAAAACCTTTTTATGACCGATTTGGGCGTTTGGGCTGTTACAGCTCAAGACATTACGGGTGAAAAGTACACTCAAAGCAGAAGTTTTTATATTGACAAGGCTTTGGAAGGTGAAAACCTCAAAGAAGGCTTTGCTACAGTTTACAGAGATTATTATGTTGTGGCTTTCCCCAGCGGAAGGCTTTATTTTTTGGACGGATTACAGAAAAATTATGAGAAAAATGCTCCTTTAAGTTCGTTTCAATATGAGTGTTACTATGCAGAAGATATTTACGCAAGGGTTTTATACAAAGATAACAACACTCTCGGATTTGGAAAGGAAGACGGGTCGTTAATGGAATTTTACAAAGACCCTGAAAAACAGGAAAGTTATAACGATAACGGAAAAGCTATAAAAGCAAGGTGGGATATTCCCGATTTACAAGGTAAACTTTTCTTTAAAAACAAAACTTTCAGGTATATAAGTGTAAGACTTGCAAGTGCCGTAGCTACGGGCTTTGAACTTTGGGTTCAGTCGAGAGGCCTTTGGGGAAAATATTATGACTCTCAGGCAAGGGCAAGATATTGGGATTTCAGTTATATTGATTTTTCTAAAATTAATTTCTCAAGTGACACCACTCCGAGAACAGTCGGAAGTAAGATTAAAATTAAAAAAATAGATAAGGCACGTTTCAGCATCAGAAATGAAGAACTTAATGAACCTTTCGGAATTTATAATGTCGGCCTTGAGTATACTCAAAATGGTAATTTTAAGGGATAAACAGCCAAAAACAAAACGGTTATGACTGAACGAACAGGGAAGTTGTTTACAACTTTCGTGAGTGAAGGAATGTTTTGTTTTTGGCGGAATCTTGGTTATCTCGAAGAGATAAGCAAGAGGAGAAATTGTGTTCCAGCGAACAGGGAAGTTGTTTACAACTTTCGTGAGTGAAGGAATGTTTTGTTTTTGGCGGAATCTTGGTATTCACCCCACAAGACAGTGGGGCGGACTATGTCCGCTTTTACGAAGTAAAAGTGATGAACAGGTACGAAGTACAAGCAAGGAAAAACTAATTATAACATTTAAAGATTTTAAAGGTGGTGGAAAAATGAGTTTAAAAAAAATAAATGAAAGTGATTATGCCGAAAAAGGAATAAGAGTCAAGAGCAATCCTCTTAATGTTACGGCTTCGGTTGCTCAAAGATACTTTGATGAGCTTAATTTGGATGTAGTTATTCCTGCGTTTAATGAGTTGTCAGATGAACTTGATATAAAAATGGAAGAATTTAACAGAGATATATCCACCAAAGTCGACAAGGAAACAGGAAAGGGGCTTAGCTCCAACGACTACACGGACAGCGAGAAGGCGGCTGTAGCGGAGATTGGGAACAAAGCAGACCTAAGTCAGGTTTTAACCAAAACCAACACGGAGGTTTTTGTTCCTACGGGGATGTATCAGCCTGCAACCAAGAAATATGTAGATGACACTGTAGTGGCTGTAGGGGCGGCGGATATGACAAAGGCGGTTTATGACCCAAACGGAAAGGAACAGGACATTTTTGCCTACACCGATGAGAAGGTAGGTGGGGTTACCGTAAGCTCCATAGGAGCGGCGTCCGCAAGTCACACCCACAGCCTTTCTTCTTTGGGAGCGGCGGCTTCAAGCCACACTCACAAGGTCAGTGACATAAGCGACATTACGGTTTCAACAACGGACTTAACTGCGGGAGAAAGCACTCTTGCAACAGGCTCCCTTTACTTTGTTTACGAATAGAGGTGGCTTGAATGGCTAAGGGAATATATGTGGGTATTAACCAAAAGGCGAGAAAAGTCAAAAAGATTTATGTGGGAGTTTTGGAAAAGGCAAGGAAGGTTAAAAAGGCTTACGTGGGAATAGAAGGTAAAGCAAGGCTTATATTTTCGTCAGAACAGGTGCTTTCTTACTACGGAAGGGCTACAGACTCAGCCGCCGTTTATGAAGGCTCTTCGGCGGCTGTTGGGGAATATATGCTTATTGGAGGAGGGTACAACAGTGGAATGAAGGACAGTGTTTATGCCTATGACAGCAACCTTACAAGGTCATCGGCTACGCCTCTTCCCACTGCCGTTTACGAGTTTTCGGCGGCTTCTAACTCCGATTATGCGGTTTTTGGAGGAGGTAGTATACCAAGATCTTCTTCTGCAAACAGCAACGTTGCTTTTTACAACAAAAACTTAGTTCAGACTACTTCAAGTGATTTCTTAAAGGCGGCTTATTATTTCGCTTCCGCTTCTTTTGGGGATTATGCCTTATTTGCGGGAGGTCAGACGAAAAGCTCAAGTTATTCAAAGACAGTTTGTTCTTATGACAAGAACCTTACGGGAACGTCTTTGGGAAATTTAGACCTTGCCAAATCCCGTTTGGCAGGATGCTCAAACGGAACTTATGCTGTCTTTGGAGGAGGTTACTATGCAAACAGCGGTGAGGGTGGGCAAATGTCAAGTGTTGACGTTTATGACAAGAACTTAGTTAAAAAATACGCTTCTTCTCTTTCAAAGGCAAGGGAGGAACTTAGTGCGGCCTGCGGTGACGGAGTATTCTACTTTGGAGGAGGATATGGCGAAAAAAAGGTTTACAGTGCTGTGGTGGACAGGTATTCAAAGGATTTGGTAAGAACAACAGCCACGTCTTTAACCACAGGAAGAGCAAGGTTATCCGCTGTAGGGTTGGGAGACTTTGCTATTTTTGGAGGAGGAGCATCGGCTTCTTCAACTTACAGCGATGAGGTGGAATACTTTAACGGTGACGGAGTTAAAAAGACTGCAGACAACCTTTATTCACAAAGGGAAGAGATGACTGCCGTTTCCAACGGTAAGTATGCTCTTTTTGCGGGAGGTAAAGGAAGTTCGACAGTTGGCACCGTTGACGTTTATCAGGTGGATTAAGGTTAAAATGATGGTAAATGATGGCATTTATTAAGGTTAAAATGATGGTAAATGCTGGCATTTATTTTAGGAATGAAAGTTGAAATTTAGGAGGGATTAGATGAGAAAATTAGAAAAATACACAGGTCAGAAAACTTATATGTACCCTAACGGAAAGCTTGCTTCTCCACAGATTATGGAGGAGGATTATCCCGCTTTAAAGGTATTTGGACACGTAATCGAAACAGACGAAAGTTCTCAGGTCTGCTTTGCCATTGAAAACTTAGCGGCTATGAGAACAAGGTTTAACATTGAGAGCAGCTTAAGTGATGATGAGGCTATTTCAAAAATAGAAGAAAAGCTTAACGAAGTGCCTGAAGAAGAGGTTTCTCCCGAAGAGAGAATTGCCGCCGCTTTAGAGTATCAAAACTTACTTTCAATGTAAAAGGAGGGGATTTGGATGTCATTTAAAAATATAAAAAGAAACTTTGACAGAGGCCTTTGGAACAAGGCTATGGTTAAAAAGGCTGTTGAAAAAGGGGTTATTTCACAAGAACAATACAAAGAAATCACCGGGGAAGATTTTTTGGCATAAGGCGGTGATAGATATGGAGTGGACGGTTATTACGGTTTTAATCGCCTTAGTTGGTCTTTTTATGACGGTGGGAAAGCCCATTATCAAGCTTAACGAAACTATTGCAAAGCTTACGATTATCTGCAACAACTTAGACAAGAGATTTGAAAAGTTTGAAGTCGACAACCACGACAGCCACAAAAGACTTTGGGAGCACAGCACAGAGCAAGACAGGCTTTTGGAAGAACACGACAAGAGAATTACGGTACTTGAAAAAAGATAAAATAAAAGAACAAAAAGTAAAGGCTATGATTAAAAATTTGAAAAGAAAAAGAAAAAACAAAAGTTCCTTCTCAAAAAGAGCGGTGGTTATTATATTGACCATTGCTCTTTTTGATTTACAGCTTTCTTATGTTTTGGCTTTTTTGGGAAGAAGCGAGATTGCGGAAAATCTTTCTCAGACAGTGGTAAGCATTGTGGTTGGGACGATTTTGGGATACTTCTGCAAGGCCTTTTTTGAAACAAGGGAAGAAGAAAAGCTTAAATATTTGAAAGAAAAAAACAAGATTGGTGAGGAGTGGAAAAATGAATAAGGTTAACATTCAAAACTTATTGACTGTTAAAAGCATAGTTACCATTTTACTGACGTTAGTATTTTCGTATCTTTCAATTATCGGTGGGATTTCGGGGGAACAGTTTTTAACAATCTTTAGTGTTGTGGTGGCTTTTTATTTTGGTACCCAGTATCAAAAGGGCAATAAGGAAGTGATTGAAAATGAAGAAGATAACTAACTTAGAACTTATTGAGTTTGCAAAAAGCAAGCTTGGAGTGCCTTACGTTTACGGTTGCAAAGGCGAAAAGCTTACCATAGAAAAGTACAACGCTTTAAAACAAAGATACGGAAGCAACTGTGTTTGGGACAGCGATGTAAACAAGGTTGGAAAGGTATGCTGTGACTGCTCCGGGCTTATTCAATGGGCTACGGGAGTGGCTTTGGGAAGCTATCAGCTTTACGAAAGGGCTTACAAAAGAGAGCTTATAAGCACCATAAACAGAGCACCTTTGGGAGCTATTGTATGGCAGAGAGGTCACGTTGGAATCTACATAGGAAAGGGAGAATACATTGCCGAGGACGGTTCGGCTTACGGATGCAGAATAAACAAGCTCAGCAAAGCCAAGTTTACCCATTGGCTTTTGATGGACTACATAGACTACAGCTCAAAAGACCAAAAGGACAAAAAAGAGGGTGAAGAAATGGTTGAGAAATCAAAGATAATTGTGGACAACAAAGAGATTAATGTGGAGAGAATTTTAAAAGACGGAAGTAACTTTATAAAGATTAGGGATATCGCCGAGAGCTTGGGGTACGACATTGAAAACAAAGGGAACATTGCTGTACTTAAAAAGAGATAAAAAGAAAAACAGAAAGTAAGACGAGGGGGAGAGTAAATGGGAAGCGGAATAGTTATAGATAAAAACACAGGACAGCCGAAATACAAGGATTCGGGAAAGAGTTTAAACCCTTACGGGGGAGGGTCATCAAGTTCGTCATCGGCTTCATCGGGAAGCAATCCGAATAATTCGGTGGTTTCTTCAAGCGGAAACAGAAACGCATCGGTTTATGACGGCTCAAAGACAACGGGAAGTGCCAACGGATACGGACGTGGAAACACTTACGGAAACAGGGAGACAGCCTACGAGTTTGTAAATCCCAAAACAGGGGAAACAAAGACAATCTACAGCAATTACACGAATTATGAAGACGCTGCAAAAAATGCAAATCTAAACGGATGGAACTTAAGAAATTCGGCTACTTACGGAACAGCGGGAAGCAGAGGAAACGGAGCTACTTTCGGAGCAGACGGCTACACTTCAAAAGAAGGCGACAGCGGCGGATTTTCTAAGGAGGCGCTAAAGGAGCTGGAGGCAGTTAAAAACCTTTACGGACAAACAGCTCAAAACGCACAAACCCAGTCCACTTTGCAGAATGTTTTAAACGGAAACAATTATCCTAATTTAAACAGTCAAACAAATCAAAGTGTATATAACGTCCCGGATTTTGTATCTTACGATTATTCCCAAGAGTACAAAGATATGGCAAATGAGCTGGCACAGGCGAGAAAAGCACAGTTAGCGGCTCTTACAAAGCAATATCAAACTCAGGCTCAAAGAGCTGCCGAAGATTACGACAATCAGGGTAAAAATGCTTATGTAAATTATTTGGTATCGCAGAAACAACTCCCCAGAGTTATGGCTTCTCAGGGTCTTGGGGGAGGAGCAACGGAAGGGTCCTATTTAAGACTTTTAAACAATTATAACCAATCGGCGGCCAACATTGCTCAAGAAAGACAGAAAGCTATTACGGATTACGATTTAAAGGCCTTAGCGGCTCAGGCTGAAGCTGACAGCGACATTGCGGGATACAACGCTCAATACGGTCAGCTTGCCATACAGGCAAGACAACAGGCGGCAGAGGCCTTAAACAATTACAACCAATGGAAAGCCGAATTTGAACAAAGCAACAATCAGTTTGAAAGAGAGATGGCATATAAAAATGCTATGCTTGAATATGAAAAAGCTCAAGACCTTATTAATTATGCTTATCAGGCACAAGATTACAGCAAATATGGTGAATTAACGGGAACGGACGTAAGCAATTTAAAAGCTTCTCAGGATTTGGAAAGACGTTCACAAGAGGCTCAATTACAGTCTCAGCTTGCAAGTTTGAGAGGCTCTTCATCGAGAAGCTCTTCTTCAGGCTCTTCAAGTTCTTTATACAATATCGGTGGAAAGGCTATGTCGTTAAGTCAGGTACGCTCGATTGCAAACGACGGACTTGAACAGGGGCTTGACGGAAGTGGAAGTTCTCAAGCCGATGAAGCAATAAGAGCAATATACGGAAGCACTTTTACAACAAAGGGAAATTCTGAACAGACCCCGGTGGGAACAGGTGATGATGTTTTTGTTAAAGGTTTGGGATTTATAAATGACAATAATTCCCCAAAAGGACTGCAAACATTGCTTAAAAACGGAAAGGTTATTGCCAATGAAGACAGATACGGAAATTTATACTATACAAGCAGATAAATGAGGTGATGCTTAGATGGCACAATTAACTTATGATGAGTATTTAAAAAAGATTAAAGACAATAAAGTAAGAAACACATCTATAGGTAAGGGCTATTATGATGATTTATCTACGGTTACAAAAACTTCTGCCGGGTCAACTCCCGGCAATTTGCCTAAAAACAGCAACATTAAAAACAGCAGAGGGTTGGCAAATTCCTTTGAAACTGTACCCGAAACAATTAAAACTTCCAATAAAAACAAAGTTTCAACGGGGAGAGTAACACCGAGAGGAAACGCCATAAAAACGGAAGCACCAAGAAGTTCAAAGGGAAACGTAACAATAGGGGCTACAACCTATAAAACGGACAAAAATTCATCCGACGAAATAAACAGCTACAACAAGAAAATTAAAGAATTGGAAAAACAAAGAAAAGAGTATGCTAATAAAAATCAAGAAGAAAGCTACAGAAAAGTTACGTCGCAAATAGATGAGCTTCAAAAGAAAAGAAACAGCAAAAAGAAAGAGGTTAAAAAGGCTGTAAGGGAAGAAACAAAAAGAGACAGAGCTAAAATAGCCGATACCACTGTAAAAATGATGGACGCTGTAAGAGACAAAGACCAAAAGAGTGCGGACAGATTTAAAAGTGAATTGGAGAACAGACAGCGCTTATACAAGGAAAATGTAAAGGATTTAGGAGACAGAATAGAAAGCGGAACAAATTCCATAGGTTACAATTTGGCAGGAACTCTTCCAACGATTTACGCTACGGCAAAACAGGCCTACAAAAATGTAAAAGACAGACAAAACGATGAAGATTTTAAGAAAACAACAGACGAACTGGCAGACCTTTACATTGAAAGAAACATAATTGAAAGCAACAGTAAAAACGGAATAGGAAATATAATTGAAAATTATAACCGTACCAAAGAGCTTGATAAAGAAATAGCCGCAAAGGAAAAAGAACAGGATGAAATTAGCGGAAACTATTCAAGGAGTGTACCTCAAAATTCTTTGGGAATAAGACTTTTGGACAAAGGTGTAAACGAACAGGAAAAAGCTTTGGAAGGACTTGGAGACGGAGAAAGGTTTATTGGGAGTTCTTTAATATCTATGGGAAACACCGCCGCAACACTTCCTTTGGCTGCCATAAATCCTGCTGTACCGATGGCAATTCAGGGAGCACAGTCGGGAGCTCAAAAAATGTATGACGTTTCAAACGAGGGCAAAAGTGCGGGAGAAGCTTTTACAAGAGGATTGGCAAGCGGAGGAATAGGATACATAACAAACAAAATGCCAACAGAAAGCATTGTAAACATAGCGAGTGGAAAAGGTTCTCAAAGTTTATTGGGAAATTTAGCAAAACAGAGTTTAAGTGAAGGATTGGAAGAAGGTGCCGATTACTCATTGAACTATCTTGCGGACAAATTTGCGGGGGATGAAAACGCAAGATTTGACGCCAACGAGCTTTTGGGTAATATGGCAGGAGGAGCTTTGGGCGGCTTAGGATTTGGTTTAATGGGTACAGGGCTTAATTATGCTCAGACAGGAAGAATAGGAGGCTTAGAAGCTCCCAAGAGCGATTTTAATTTAAAAGACAGTTACAACAATTTTAAAAATAATTTGGGTGAGTATGGAAATGAAAAGGCACAGTATTATGCGGGAGAATTACCAGGAAACGGAATAAGGTATGATGTGAAAAAAATAAAGCAGCAGCCCGGAAACACCGATGTGTTGGAATTTAATCCAATCAACAGGCCCGAAAGCCCCCCCAGCGAACACGTCCAAGACGACCGAACTGCTGCAATGAAAGGAACGACATACGATTCGTCCCACAACACAAATATAGAACAACAAAGAGAAACTGTCAATAACAACGTTTTAGAGAACAGGACAATGCCAAAGAGACTTAGAGAGGGAACATATTCTCCGTCAACACAAGAGCTTATACAAAAGCCTGCGGCAAAAGTAACGAAAATAAAAAGTATTACTGAGAACAGAAAAATGCCCCATTCGGCTTTTACGGAGCTTAAGAAAAAGATAGTTGGACTTGTTAAAAAAGAGCCTTGGTACAATGCTGTACTTACAAACAATGATAAAGCTTTTACCGATATTTTCGGACCACTGGAAGCAAGAGTGACAGACAGTACTTTAAGAAAAGCTACAAGTTACCTTGGAAAATATGGTATGGAGCAAGTGGAAATACTTCAGAATTTAAACGAATTGTTTGAAAACGGAACAGTTATAAATATGAAGAATAATGAAAAAACGGATACTCAAAGAAATGTTAATAGAGTTATTACTTTATTAAGCCCTATAGAGTTTTCGGACGGAAGAAGAGGTGTTGTTAAACTTAATGTAAAAGAATTGACAGACTTAAAGGCTTACAATAAAGTACACGAAAGTAAGATATTGGACATAGATGACATAGAACTTATAGATATACAAAAAGGAGGTACCCAAGTAGCGAAAAGTGCTAATACGGAAAGTATTAGGACGAAATCCGCGGGCGTACCTCCCGAAGATACCCAAGTAGCAAGGGGTGCTGTCATTTACGATGACAGGACTAAACCTGCGGGCGTATCTTCTAAAGGTACCCAAGTAGCGAAAAGTGCTGCCATCAAAAATGGAAGCTTAAATCCCGCGGGCGTACCTTCTGAGATGAATGTAGCAGATATGCTTAAATATGTCAAGGGAGATGATGTGAAATATCTTCCAGAGGATTACAGAAACGGAATTGATATAAACAGCACAAGAGAGTATAATAACAATACAGAAAACAGAAATTGGGGAGGTGACCTAAATGGCGAGAACACCACAAGAGGACGCAATATTTCAGAAACATCTATCAGAAATACTTGGAATGACGGAAGAGGAAGCCAGGGAAGAACTGGACAAGAACTGGATGGACGGTCCGGGGGACAGAGAATTGATAGAATTTCTCAGAGCGGACGGAACGAGCAATTTGGAAATACTATCGGAAGCAAGAGACCTCTGGTAAAAAAAGAAATAAGGAATAAAATGAACGATAAGGGCATAGCCGATTTGGGACTGAGAGACAGTACAAACGACAATGCTCTTTTTTCACGCTCTTTAGACGAAGGAAAAGCAAGCAACGGACACGGAGCTTGGGTAGACAGCCACGACGCAAGAGAACTTGATGAAAAGGGGACAAAAACATTTTTATCAAAGGACAACAGTGCGGGAGTGGCGGTTGAAAAAGACGGAAATATAACAGGTGTATTTAAAAACTCCGGAAACAAAACCCCGAACGCCGTACAAGATTTACTGATAACAGCTATTGAGCAGGGCGGAAACAAGCTTGATTGCTATGGAACCGAGCTTGCTAATAAATATACGAGGTTAGGCTTTATACCCGTTGCAAGGATGGATTTTAACCCGGAATATGCCAGTGATACACTTCTTTTGGAAAAGAAACCCGATGTATATTTCTTTGTTCATAACGGAGACAGTGCGGATACGGTTGTGGACAACATAGGAAAATACAAGATGTATTCAAAAGCCGAACTCGACCAATTACCGACATTTACGGATTATGATGAGGCTTTGAAGTACAGAGACAGCATATTGGAGAATATGAAGGGCAAACCTACAGGATATATGGAATATAATAAGGACAATATTGTTTACAGCACGGATGATGATATTTCAAATAAAAAAAGAAGTGGGGATAATTCCGATATTGAAAAAGAAAGCCCAAAAGGAGACGGTCACAGCAAATTTGCCGACAGTATTGAGAAAAAACAGCAAGTTTATGACGATGAATTTAAGTCAAGAGCCAAAGAGGACGAAGATATCCAAAGTTACAAAAAGGTGGCGAATGAAGAATCCCTTAAAAAGGCAAAAGAAAACATTGAGAAAAATGGTGACAATGCTTACGATGAATGGACGGCGAGAGTAGATAACGAAAACCATAGGGCGGATTCGGTAGACGTAGCGGAAGGCTTTTTACTTATGAAACGTTTACAAGACGAAGGAGATTATAAACGAGAAGTAAACGTAGCCCAAAAACTTAGAAAAATAGGAACAAAATCGGGTCAAGCTGTTCAGGCGTTCAGCATTATGAGCAGGATGTCTCCGGAAGGTATGGTCAAATATGCACAGGAAACTTTAGACAGTACTTTTGAGGCCATTTCAGAAAAGAAAAGCCAAAGCTGGATAGATAAGAACAAAGAAAAGTACAAACTTTCGGCAGATGAAGTTAAAGAAATGGTTGAGCATATGGAAAAGGCAAAAAAATTGCCTGACGGACGAGAAAAAGACGTGGAAGTTGCACTTGCAATGAAAGTTGTACAAGACAAAATGCCATCTACTTTTATAGACAAGTTAAAGGCTTACGAGAGAGTAAATATGCTTCTTAACACAAAGACAATGGTAAGAAACGTATTAGGAAACGTAACCATAGCACCTGTAAACTTTGTAGGAGATACCATAGGAAGCGGAATAGACAAACTTATTTCCAAGAAAACAGGAGTAAGAACAAAGGGCGGATACAACTGGGAAGCAATAACCGAAGGCATTATAAAGGGAGCCAAAGAGTCGGTAGAGGATTACAGACTTGGAATTAACACGAGGGATATGGACGGTGACAGGTATGAAATCGGCAGTGGTACAGCGTTTAAGGGTACAAATCCTTTAAGCGAAGTTGCTATGAAGGTGGAAAAACTGACATCGGCATTATTAGACCTTGGCGACAGACCTATTTACGAGGCGGCTTATGAAAACTCTTTAAGAAATCAGATGAAGCTTAACTCAGTTGCAGAAGCCAACGAGGATATGATTAAAATTGCAAACACGGAGGCGTTGCAAAGAACTTGGCAGGACAGCAACAAATTTACAAAAGGTGCAAGTGCCATAAGGAATGGGCTTAATGACCTTTTGGGAGGAGAAGAGTATGGTCTTGGAAATGTGGTTATGCCTTTTGTAAAGACTCCTGCGAACCTTACAAAAGCGGTTATTGATTATTCGCCAATAGGAGTTGCTAAGGCTTTAAGTGTGGATTTAAGAAATCTTAATAATGCAATAAGCAAAGGAAAAGGCGTTGCCATAGCACAGCATAAGTTTGTTGATGATTTCGGGAAAGGCATTGCGGGAAGCTTATGTATGATCATTGCGAAGTATCTTGCTAAAAAAGGTATTATTACGGGAAGCGGTGACGATGACAAAGATGTTGCGGACTTTGAAAAGAATGTACTGGGTATAAAACCTTGGTCGGTAAAAATAGGGGATACGAGCGTAACTTATGATTGGGCCCCACCTATAGGAACGACTATGGGAATTATGGCAGAGATTGAAAAGTCGAGAAACTCTGACAACAATGGTTTGGCAAGAGGAATTATAGATGCCATTGCTATGGGAGGAAATACTCTTTTTGAACAAAGTATGCTACAGGGAATTTCGGAGCTGTTTGGCACTAACGGACCTGCTGAGGGAATTTCAAAAGTACTGACAGGAGCGGGCAGCAGATGGGTTCCTTTAGGATCTACCCTTAACCAGATAGGAAAACTTAATGACGATACGGCAAGAACATCTTATAAATATAAACAAAAGATGAAAACAGGTATAAATCAGGTTAAGGCTATGATTCCGGGAGTAAGAGAGAGCCTTGCACCGCAGGTTGATGTTATGGGCAAAGAAGTTAAAAATGACAAAAACGCTTTTAACATATTTTTGAACCCGTCAAACGTAGGTAAAGCTAATAAAGACGAAGTTTCGGACAAAATATATTCTCTTTATAAGGCTACGGGGGATAAGAGTCTTATACCGCCAAAGGCTCCGTATTATTTTATGATTTCGGGAAGCAATATGCCTATGACATCCGATGAAAGGGCTGATTTCCAAAAGACTACCGGAAAGATAATTTCCAAAGGTGCGAAGAATTTATTTAGCGACAGCGAGTTTAACAAACTCAGTGATGATGAGAAAAGCAGTATTTTAAAGAAACTGTACGAGTATGCTACGGCTACGGCCAAAGTCAAGACTTCATTGGGATGGGCTTCAAAATATGGGTACAGCTCGGAGATGGCAAAGGTTTCGGAGGCGGAAAAACAAGGAATAAGCCCTGAAAAATACTTTTATTTAAAGAACAGATTTAATGAGGTTTGCGAAAGTAATGATGACAAGAGAGAGCTTTTAAATAAAACAGAGGGCTTAAAGAAAGAAGAAAAAGAGTGGATAGAAAGTAACGTTATAAGTACGGGCAAAACCGGTAAGTCAGAAAGCTCAGGAACAAATAGCGGTAAGAAGAGCGGAAAACAAATTGCTTTCAGCAGAAATTTTCCACAGTATACCGAGAAACAGTTTGAAGAGTTTAAAAGTGTTGCTTCAAGCAAAAAGACGGGAATGGCGGAAAAGATAAGTAAAATTCAAAGTATGTATCCGGGAATAAATACTCAAGAGGCGAGAAAGATAGTTAATATTTGCAAGTAAAACACACCCCAAGGTTGAGCCTTGGGGTGCTTTTTATTTATTAAGATAAAAAAATATAATACAAGAAATTGCCAATGTTATTAAAGGAAACAAATTTTGGATTTTATCTGTACTTTTTATTAATGAACCACTCCAATCTTTATTGTAAAGTTTTGAAGCTATAATATTAGATATAACGATGACGAAAAAAAATATTATAAAAAATGCTATAAAGTAAAATATGTAGCTGCCTATTCGATCAGACAGAGACCAGGCGTAAGAGTCCTTTAAGTCAGAATAGATATAAGAATAGCTTTCATCGGATGGCAAAAATATAAGAATAAATGCACATAATAAGGGAGCAGTTATAGTTGATGTAAAATTTACAATATCTGAAACAGGCGTTTTCTCTTTTTTACTTACGCCTAACGAAAAAGGATCATCCCCTTTTTCTTGAACAAGGGTTTCATTGAAAGAAATACTTGGAGTTTTTAAATAATCAAGGTTCTTGGGATAGCAGGAATAGGTTGAATAGGATTCATAATGAGCCTCGTTTAAAATCTTAAAATTGTAATATCTCTTAAACATATTTACAAAAGAAAGATAATCACTGTAGTTTTTTATTTTTTCATCCGAATAAGGGTTATACCAATTCAGTTTGGAAATAAATTCGTCAATATTTTTTGAAGGAATGAAAGAAGAATAATCTATATTAGCTGAGCTTACATTCTTTAAAGTATATGTTCCCGAATTGACAAGTCTTTCCATTTCTTGAGCTTCAAAAAGCTGTCTTTCACTTTTAATTTTATAAAAATTATGATAAGGATTTACCCAGTTAAATTGTTCTATAAAAGAATTAATGTCCATAATAAGCTCCTTTGAAATTAATTTATTTATTAAGAAGTTCATCTAAAGAGGTGTCAATATTTTTGCCACTTCGTCTAAGCATTAAGCCTACTATAAATTCAAGCAAAGCCGCTCCGAAACCGATGAAGACATAATAGCTTAAAGGATTGTTCATTACGATTAATATGTAAAAAATAAAACCATATACAGCAAAGGCCATATGAAATGTTCCTATTCCTACGAGTGCCGAATTTTTATTTTTTTCGTTATTTTTATTTACTATAAAAAGAATTTTCCCAACAGATTTTATAATAAGATATATAGGTATAAATATGCCTATATACACTGCCAGGCTTCCAAAAGGCAGAATAGCAATAGCGATTATTAAAGAGGACGTATTGAGTGAAAAAAGCCAAGAAATAACTCCGGCAAAAATTTTGCCCCAAACCAATACTCGGAATAAATAAATAATAATTCCAAAGACTGCAGCACCTAAAATAAAACTTAGAACTACTTTGGAAACAGAAACTTCTGTATTAGGGGAAGTCTGAGTTTCGTTTATATTTTGTGATTGAACCGTATTATTTTCAGGTTTGGAATTGCTTTGAACTTGAGAAGACTGAGCTGCTTTGGAGTATTTTTCTTTTACTCCTGCCGCAAGATATTCGTTATAATCATCAAAAGTTAAAATTCGTTCTCCCGTATCGGGATTAGTCCAATTTAAAGATGTAATAAAATCATCAAGGCTTTTGGCGGGGACGAATTTTGAAATATCCACATCTTTCGGAGATACTGTTTCGGGAGTAAAATAGCCTGAATCGACGAGCCTTGCCATTTCTTGGGCTATAAAAAGGTCACGTTCGCTTCTGATTTGTTCGCCTGTGAAAGGATTTTTCCAATTAAAATGATTTATAAATTTCGGTATTGTCATATTTAAAAAACTTGTGTCCATAATAAGCTCCTTTGTAATTGTTTTTTATTTGATAAGTATGTGGTTTGAAATTTTTTGAAATTTATGGAGGATTTATTGTAATAATAGTATTTAATAAAGTATTCATTGTTTTTGCTGTTGCCTTTTTAAATATTCCTGATAATTTTTTTCTTCATGCTCTTTTGAAATTTTGCTATACAAAACATTGCTTGAATTTTCCGAATTTGATTCATTGGAAGGCTTTAATTCGTAATACATTTTTTTATATCTTTCCTTAGTTTTTAAAGCATATTCCAAATCTTCTTTTGTGGAAGAAAGTTCAGAGGTTACGTTATTTAATTTGTTATAAAGATTTACGTTGGCACATAGGGAACAAATACAAAGTATTCCCAGAATGGCTGTTGACGTTTTGCTTTTAAATCTATATTTAAAATGGTTTATAAAGAGGTTTTTGAACCCGTTTTCAACTTCTTCTTCAGGCTTGCGGTAAAAAGAATTGCTGTCGTTAAATTCGTTATCCGAAAGCTCCCTAATTACAGGGCCATCATCAAAATTCGCAGAACTTAATTTAGAAGACTGTTTAATATTATTGGATGGTATTGGCGGAAATAAAGGAACTACTTTCGGAGGAGTAGAAAAATTGGAATTATTGATTTTATTATTTTTTGAATTTGAGTTATGTGGTTTGGATGAAATAGTAACACCCCCCTATTAAATTTCATATATTTAATATACTAATATTAGTTTATCACTTTTTACGGATATAACAAGGTTATAGGTAGAAAATGTCGAAAAAGATTTCGCAAAATTCGACAAAGTGCAGTATTTTGTTGTTAGGGGGGGGGGTAGAACTATATAGATGATTTGCTAAATTGGAGCTGATAAATTTAGAAAATTTGCACAAAATGAAGAATGCATAAAAATGGAAGGATTTGGAGTGGTTTACGCTGTGGAGAGAATTTTAAAAGACGGAAGTAACTTTATAAAGATTAGGGATATTGCCGTGTTGATTAAAAAGTAGATGGGTGCCGAGAGGCACCCTTTATTTTTTTGAAAAAATTAATAAAACCTCTTGATATACAGTATAGAAGTGGATTTTTATAAATTAATATTATAATTTTCAAAATTAAATGCTAAATTAAAATTTACTTGTATTTTATATATTTATTGCATAAAATTAATTTAAGAATATGATTTGAAAGGTGGCGGGTGTTTAAATGGGTAATAAGAAGTATGCTTATGTAAATAATGAATTGCTTATTTGGGCACGTTCGAAAACGCCTTTTGAAACAACACTTGATGTTGAGTCAAAAATAAAAATTTCTGCTTCGAAGATAGATTCGTGGGAAAAGGGAGAAGATTTGCCGTCTATAACGGAGGCTAAAAAACTTGCAAAGCTATATAAAGTGCCATTTGCATCATTTTTTTTGTCAGAACCTCCTCTGAATGAACCAAAGCAATATGTTGACCGTAGAACAAACATAAACACGATTTACCATAATATAAGTTATGAACTATGGTCAGAAATAGAACATATTAATGCAAATAGAAATAAAATAATGGATTATACCGATGAATATGATTACTACGATTCTCTGCCAACATTTGATAAAAATGATTCGATTAAATTTATTGCGGATACAATCAGAGAGTTTTTAGGTTTAAAGTTGCCGTATAAAAATAAATCGGCGTATAATAATGGAGCATATAATTTCTATAAGAATATATTTGAGGCTCACGGAATTATAGTAATGAATGTTAAAGATGTTGAGTTGGAAGAAATGAAAGGAATTTCTATTTATTACGATAAGTTTCCAATTATTATAATTAATAAAATGGATTATGACAGAGCAAAAGCATTTTCATTAATGCATGAATTGGCACATTTGGTAAGGCGGTCGTCTTCATTATGCTTAATTGATTTTGATGAGAGAAATGATGATGAAGAAAAATTATGTGACAAAATAGCAGCTGAAATACTAATGCCTGAAAAGGAGTTTAATGAGATATCTAATAAAATGATAATGGAATATGGTGGATGGTCAAAATTATGTTTGGATGTAATTTCGGACAAGTTTGCTGTTAGTTCCACATCTGTTGTAATGCGATTATATGAGCTGAAAAAAATATCGAAAAATGAGTATGTTAGAATTTACAAAATGCTTGAAAATGATTTTGCTTTGAATAAAGAAATTATAGATAATAAAAATAAAGAAAAAGAAGTAGTTCTTCCTTATGATAAAAGATTTTTAAATAAGGAAGGACGCCTATTTACAAGGATGATTATTTCTGCTTATTATAAAGGCAATATTTCATATGGAGAAATGTGTCATATTTTGAATATTAGCAGTAAATATATTTATAAATTGGAACAGGCGGTGATGCTTAGATGAAGAAAGTATATGTTATTGATGCCTGTTCATTAATAGAAGCAGCACATAATTATAATCTAAATAAGAAAGCTTTTTCTAATATCTGGAATGCGATTGAAGATAAAATTAAAACTGGAGAATTAATTTCAAGTTCAGAAATTTTAGATGAATTAAAAGACAAGGATTTATCAGAATGGGCAAAAAAGCATAAAGAAGCATTTATTCCTTTAACTGAGGAAATTCAGTTGAAAACTAAAGAAATATTAAAGAAGCATAAATCTATTATAAAAATAAAAAGTAATCAAAATTCTAATGGTGATCCATTTTTGATTGCGACAGCTGTTGTATATAACGGAGTTATAGTTACAGAAGAGGGATTAAAAGTTAACGGAATTCCTCACATATGCAAAGAATTAGAAATTGAATGTATAAAACTGAATAAGTATTTAGATATTATACTGGAGTAAAATAAAAGTTTATTGAAATTCTTTTCTTTTTATTTCTAATATTGAAACATTAGAAACAAAAATAAAAGTAGGCTAAGAAGCCTACTTCCATTCAATTTCTACCTTACCTGATCCGAGCCAAACGTGTTTAACTAAAAGTTTGGCAAGCTCTCTTTTTTCATCAAAGCTAAGGTTATTGTAGTCGTAATCGGGAATTACTATCTGCTCACGTTTAGTGGCGATATCCTTTGAATGTTGTTCTATCAGCTGTTGTTTTTCATCATCCAAAGTCGCAATTCTTTGATTTATATATTTAGCGGTTATAGCTGTGCTTTCTTCAAGGTTTGAAATAAGAGCCTCGATTTTGGCATCTATATCGGCTATTTTTTTTAGGGTTAAATCTACTATGTTGGTTTGTTTGCTTCGTGCCTGACGTTCTCTTATTTCTTGTATATGCTTTAATATTTCACCTTGTACGTGATCCTCCACATCTTTAACTTTATGGGTCTGCTTTAGGTCACAGGTCTTATAAAGATATTTTCCGCTGCAGACGAAATAATCAACAAAACCGTTCTTGCATTTTGATTTTCTTACAGAGAAAGAATAACCGCAGTTTACACATTGAACAAAGCCTGTAAGCCAGCTGTGAGTACCTTTATGAAGGTTTTTAATCTGTTTGTTTTTACTTAGTTTTTGCTGAACATATAAAAAGGTTTCGCTGTCAATAACGCCTTTATGGTTTGAAACAGCAAGAATATGATTTGAAACATCGGCGTACTTTCTTGAGTTTGCGTCTCTTTTACCTACAAGTATACAGCCGTTTTCGCCATTAAAATCCTCTATATCGTTAGCCACAATAGCTCCTTTTGATTTATAGAAGTTATAAATTGTTGCGTCAGCCTTTACATAAGTAGGGGATTTTAGTATTGAAGAAAGCTTTGCATTATCCCAAGGCTTATTTTTTGTTGTAAGGATGTTGTTGGATGCAAGAAACCTTTGAACATCTGCAAGGGATGTATTGGGCTTTGCGTACTCATTAAAGATTGCAACGGCGTTATTAATATTGCTGTTAGGGGCATAGGTAGCTATTTTATGACCATTTACAAGGGCTTTGGTTAAGTCAAAGCCATAAGGTGCAGGACCGCCTCCTACAGCCCCTTTTTTAACTCTTGAATAATAGTTGTCTTTTACTCTTTCGGCTATGGTTTCACGTTCAAGCTGTGCAAATACGATGATAATATAAAGCATAGCTCTTCCCATAGGGGCGGAAGTATCAAACTTTTCTGTTGCGGACACAAAGGAAACGTGCTTTTCTTCAAGATTATTTATGAAATCCGCAAAATCTACAATAGAACGGCTTATACGGTCAAGACGGTAGACAACGACTTTATTTATTTTACCGTCGTTGATATCCTTTAACATTCTTTCAAAGGCGGGACGGTTGGTATTTTTTCCGCTGTAGCCTTTATCCTGATATACCTCGTAGGGCTCGTCAAAGGCCTCGTGTTTGCCGTATTCTATTTGAGACTCAATACTTATGGAGTCTTTTTTATCTATTGACTGACGGGCGTATATGGCTATCATATAAGGTCTCCTGGTTTAGATTTGGCATTCTTTTTATATTCGAGTATATTAAAATTTATTATTACTATGAATTCGTTTTTATTGAGTTTAATTTTATCAGGTGAAGAGGGCTTAGGAAGTGGACGTTTTTCATCTCCTAAAAGTGAAATAGCTAATCCCAATGCGTCGAAAGCCATTTCGTAAGCCTCTTCTGTTGTTTCGCCTTGTGTAAAGCATCCTTCGATATCAGGAAAGGATACGGAATATCCACCGTATTCTTCCGGAGTAAAGACAGCCGGATAGAATAATTTTTTTGACATATTTAATACCTCCTTTAGTAAATCCCAATTAATAGTTCA